GCAGGACCAAGTTCTTGGCTTGGTTGGATCTTTTGCCGTATCGCAATTATGCCTCGCTCGGAAGCTCTTGCGCCGTTCCGGGTCTGATTTCTTGATGCTCATGTCGGGATCGCCGAAACGCACCTTGATGACCGTTCCCTTCGGGTTCTTCACATAAACCGCACTCTTCTTCTTCTCACCCGGAGTGTAGAAGGGCTTGTTCAGAGTGACTTTCTTGCCTTGGTATTCAGCCATATCAAGCCTGTCCTCCCGAGAACAATGGCGAAGCCTGAATATCCTTCAGGCTTTCCGGTTTCTTGGGCTTCTGGAACCGAATCTTCGGAGCAACACCCTCTTCGAGTGCCTCCATGATGATCGGTCTCGGTTCATCCGGCAATTTCGGTGCGGTTTGCACCACCACGGTGGTCACGATTGGGTTGTTCATGGCTTTGAATTCACCGCACCAGTCTTCATCCTTCATAGTAGGCCAGCAACTGGGTCTACTGCTGGGCGGATACCTGCGGCAGGTCTTATCCGCACTGAAAAACTGGCAGTCTTTGCAAAAATTCATCACATCTGAGGCTGCTGAGCCATCGCCTGAGCTTGTTGCTGCTGCTGACTAGGAAGGAGGCCGCTGCTCGTAAGGAATGTTTGGATCTCCTTCCGCAATTTCCGCGCTTCATTGGTCGCCACCTGCTCGTAAGCCTGCAAGAGGCTATCCAAACGCATCATAAATGCGTTCTGTGACGCCGGACTGAACTGCTGACCCTGCTGGATCGCCCCATTCAGGTACTGCATCAGCACCCCAATGCGCCCAGCGTAGTTCTGCCCCGGCTTCGCGGGCACCGGAATACCCACCAACAGCGTCGGGATCGTCTTGGTCTCGTCCTCCAGTTCATCCTGGGCCTTCTGCCCCGGATCCCGCATCAATTTCTTGATCAAACTCGGGTCATCCAGCTCCATGATGCTCTTGTCCAACGCCACCTGATCCACCCAGGGCGAGTTCATAAACAACTGCTTACGGCTGATGGCCTGCTGCACCATCATTTGACGGCTCACCATGTCCATTCCACCCTTCGGCTCCAGCTCGTACTGATCATGGAGGGCCACAGGGTCCGCATCTAGTGAGTCCTCCGCAAAGCGGTAGCGCAAGCTCTTGGAATCATACTGCACATACAAGCCCCACGCCTGTCGGTACAGCTTGCCCAGAGCCATGCGGAATAGTCGCGCCCGCAAATCCCCGCTCTGCATCGACTGAGCGTTGATGCTCTGGATCTCGGTCGCCGTCCTGCGATCACCACCACTGCTCATCGCGCTGCTCATCGCGTAGTCCGGGCTACCGATCCGGTTCTCCGCAATGGCCCGCGTCTGATTCAGCTCCTGATCAAAGCTCACCGGAGGCTGCGGCATCTGCACCGGAGCCACGCCATACGGCAAAATCTGCCCCGGCTGGAACCGCAGATTGATGCTATTCGGCAGCTCCCGCTCCGCACGGAACAGCGGTCGGTTGTACAGCGTCATCGCGTCATGCTTATGATTCCACATCGCGGTCATGCTCAGTTCGAACGCCGCCAGAATCTCGCACACGCCTCTTGGACTGAACCAGCCCTTGTCCTTGATCTCATACGGGAAGTCCACGAACGGCAACTGGTTATGCTCATACGGCAACTCCATCGGGTCCCGCAGATCAAGATCCACCGCCGCAGGGCTGTAGGTATAAACCTCCCACACACCGTCATCCCGCTTCCTATAAACCTCCCAAACAATCACGCCATCCGTGTTCGTGGTGTAAGTAATACCCTCGCGCAACTGCTTCGCATCATCCTCGGTCGCCGCCCCCGGAATGTTATCATCCTGCTGCGGGTTCCCACGGATCTTCTCAATCGTCTTCGCATCACTCTTCCACCCAAGCTGAGCCGCCACCCGCTTGTAAGCCGGAACACTCATCGGCATCACATGCACCGCCCAGTCCGCATCCTGCAAATCCACCGTGTACGCCGGGACCACGAAATACATCGGATCAATCGCCTCGAATCCCACCCGCTTATCACCCGGATTCCAGAAGCACTTCATCACCCCACGCCCGCTCATCAGCGTGTAATCCACCCAGCTCAATACCTCATCAATGAAGTTGGTCTTCTCCCGGATCTTATAATTGAACCAATCCTCGGCCACCTTCGTATACGCATTCAACTGCTGGCGCATCGGCACAAAGCTGGCCACAACATCCATACCCAGAGCTTGCTGGAGGAACAATGGTTTGAGCTTCTCAATCGCCGTATCAATGAGCGGCCAATGCAGATCCGCCGCCTTCGGCCAGGGCTTATTCACACGGCGCAACCCATTGTGGCGTAACTCATACCACCTCGTCTGCCTCAGCTCCCACGGACTGCGTTGGCTCACAGCCTCGACAATCTGGCCCTGCAACGCGTTCCGCTGTTTGTCGTTCATCATAAAATGCTTCCCCTTTGTTATCCCCCAACATCACATCCAGCAAGCGCAACCCCTTTTTCGCTATGCTCTAGTGGGCCAATCTCATCCTCCAACCTCTCCATCAAACTCCGCCCATCCTCTCCCACCGCCCTCAAATACTCATCCATCCGCTTCCCACCACCACCACAGAAAGCCAGTACCACCGCATCCGCCCGATCAGGACTATTCACCCCACGCGCCCGCAGCTCATCCTTCCCCTCCAGCGTCAGCTTCCCCTTCCCATTCGTCCGCACCTTCCGGCTCACGAACTGCTGCAACAGCACCTCGTCCGTCCCCACCGGTCCCAGATTCACCTTACCCTCCTCCACCATCCGCCCGAACTCAATCCACATCTCCGCCGCCCGATTCACGAACTGATCATCCCGGATGGCCCGCTCACCAAAGTTCACCCGCCGCACATCCCAACCCTCAGCCCTCAGCGCATCACACATCACCACACCCATTCCACCCACATCCGCATAAATATCCTCAGCCTTCAGCTTCCACTTCCTGAACTCCGATATGAACCTGCCCACGCTGGCCATCGTGTCCTTATCCCTCCATCGGACCAGCCCCTTCACCGTGTTACCCTGACGCACCACCATCACGCTCTCATCCCCGCCCGCGCTGAAATCACAACCCGCCGTCAGCCGGTGCCCTTCCAGTTCCTCCTTGGGTGGGCCAGAAACAACCTTCTGCCAGTCAGAGGTTTTGACCGCCGTGAGGCTCCCGTCATCCTCCATGAACTCCGCATAAATCATCGACCGAACCAGCGGATGCCCCTCGCCCCACCTCGCAAACTGATCATCGATCCACTCCTTCCGAATATGCGGGCAATCAAACGCGGTAACGGTAAAGGTCTGCCACTTACCATCATTTCGCCTGAATACATCGTAGAAATACCCGGAGCTACCACCAGGACTGCTCATTAGCAACGTCCGCGTAGGCTGGCACCGCTCCATCGACTGGAAGATCCCGTCCGGCACCGCCTTCGCCTCGTCCACAATATACATCAAATCCCCACTCGGACCCTGTACATGCCATCCCTCCGCCTTCTCAGGATTGCTCGCCGAGAACCCGATACACCGGCTCACCAACTCCTGACCATCCACCCCCCTCTTCGGATATACATAGCGGATCTCGCCATCCTTGATCGAGAAACCATTCTCCTCTCCCCCCAACCCATTGATCATCTTTCGCAGATGGGGCCACAGAGCATCAGCCACCTGTCGATACACACCAGCGGTACATACCACCAAACTCCCCGGCCAGCGGAGCATGTGCCATATCACCGCACTCGCGGCCACCATACTCGTCTTGCCAGAACCATTCGCCGCTTTCAAAGCCACCTTCGAGTGCTTCTCATTCAAAGCTCCCAACACCTTCTCCTGCCACGCATAGGTATCACGCAGGCCAAGCATCATCTTAGGGAAGTTCTGCAACTGCTGAGCCTCCTCCAATAGCTTACGCTGCTTCCAAGCAGGGATATGCGAACCCATGCCGAGTGAAGAGGATTTCTTTTTCTTAATTTGCTTGACTGCCATAAAATTGGTTGTGGGAGGGGGAGGGGGTATAAGGTGACATCCACCCCCCACCTGGGTGGTCCCCCTCCCCCGTGGTCCTACTACTACAGCCGCTTATTCGTATACGCTATCCTATTTAGACTGTCCTCCGAATGCTCCGAGCAGATTACCGCTTATTGATAATTCCTTCCCGCCTTTACCAGTATGTTCTAGTGATGCGCGGGCAACGTAACCGCGGGTTCGCTCCAGTAACCATGCGGAGCCTTGCCATCCGTTGCCCGCATCTAGAACCCTTCCTTGCATCTCTACTTCTCCGGTCACACGGGCAGACTCCAATTCCATCTTGAAGTCTGGATGGCGGGACAAGTAAGCACCCCATCCCGCAGGGTTCCCACAAGAGAACCCACACAGCACAGCCACGCGATCCTCAGGCATCCCGAGATATGCAGCACGCAAAGCTATTTTTTTCTGTTCGGAAGAAACGGATTTTTCGGGTCTCCCAATCTTCCCTCCTTTGCTTCCCTTTCCTTTAACCTTTTGAACCTGGACGATTTCCATGCCTTTCACTTTGCGACACAAAGTATGCCTGAGAATTATTTTTCCCTTTTCTGTCGTTTTCCGTTGCAAAGGATCGTCTCCCATCGCATTCTCTCCCCGCGCCTCAAAGACTGAGGCCATTCCAAACATGAAGAAATCATCCAAACTCCGTGCGTTCCTCGCCTTCCTTGCGTTGAACGCTCTCCTCCTCCCGATCCTTTGGCTCCTCGCCGAAGCTTTGATGGGAGGTGTAAATTGAAATACCGCCTCGGCTTCTCAATCGTCGCCAGCTTCTCTGGAGAGCATCCGGACTTGTGCGAGTGGCATCCCTGCGAGACTACCTTGCCGGATGTCCTGAAAGCTTGGCCGGGACTTCCGGTCGAACCATCGGAACCTTTTGACTCGGAATACAGTTACCTTGCAAAGGAAGGTTCAATCCCTCGTGAAATCTTGAACCGCTTGGACGATGTGCGCGGGGAAACCCGCTTTCAAATCTGCCGCAAGCTACAGGAAAAGTTCCCGCGTGAAGCTTTTTGGGCATGTATCTCGGACGTTCAAATGTCCGGACTTTTCGATCGGGAAACCGCTTTCAAGTTTCTCGATTCGATCGGTGCGGGATTCGAGACAACTCAAACTATGGGAACCATTGGCGGGCCACTCGGCCACTGGTGTCCGGATTTTGCGTTCAACGTCGAATCCCAAGTCCTCATATCATCTATCCGCGTGACTCCGGTTCTGTGCGTGGTTTCCGAGTCCGGGGAACTTGAGCCGGTCCGTCCTCCGTCCGAATGGCAATGGGAACGGTTCGCGGACATGTTCAAGCGGTTCGATTGTTTCGACTTAGCCCGTCAGGGTAGGGCAATTGACGCGCACTGATTCCCCGTCCGGTGTCATGTGGGAAACCGCGTGGCATCTGGCGGGCAATCGATGCCCGATTCAACAACATGAAAACCACAGTTACCAGTTACCAGTTCGTCGAATCCTTCCGCCTATGCGGGAGGGAAACCCAATTCAGCCGCCCCGCTCTTTTCGCTCTCTTCGATTACCTTGAATCTTACGAGGAAGACTGCGGAGTGGAGTTGGAACTTGATCCCGTCGGGATTTGCTGTGAGTGGGTCGAATACACTTCCGCGCTTGCGGCTGCTAAGGAATACGGTTTCGATGAAGTCTGCGGGGACGATACCGACTGCGACCATGAGGCCCTCGATTGGCTCCGTGATCACACGCAAGTCGTGGAATTCAACGGCGGAGTGGTCATCCAGTCCTTTTGAACCCATGAAGCCCCTACTTCGAGTCCTAGGCTACCTAGCCTTGTGTTTCCTTTTCACTCTGCTTCTCATTCTGTCAGCTCTCGCCGGTAACTAACTCAATCCAATCGCCACGCCCCGTAGGTTCACTCCTGCGGGGTTTTTCTTTGCCCGCAAGGTGTCGCCCGCCCGCCCGCTTTCCCTTCCTTAGTGGGCCATCCCTTCCTTCGATGGTCCCCTCATTCGCCAGGTTATTTGCATAGCACTCCAGGGTAAGACATCCCATGTCCCACCCCGTTACATCCCCTGCGACCTCTCTGGTATCATCCCGAAATCTGTTTCGGGATCATGCGGTCTCATGGTGCGGTATTCCGGATTCTCCATACGCCATACGGAATTCGGAATTCGGAAATCCAGAATCGGAAATCGGGAAATCCGGAATCATGGTGCGGTCGAGTAGGCCAATCCAAGCGGTCCTGTTCTAAGCGACGATACCACCCATTCCGCTCCCCACACACCATCCAGCAATCAAACGCGATCCTAGGGCCATTTCCGCTCCAGCAATCCACATCCTCCATCCTCCATCCAACCCGATACTTCGCAATCCAGAATCGGGGGTTCTCAAAAATGGCCGCCGAGCGCGGGGGCGTCTTAAAACGCCCCCAGCAGCGTCTCGGCGTTGCTATTTTTGACTCCCTTTTAAGGGAGTATTAAGACTCCCTTTTAGGGGAGATAGCGGGGGGGGCTGAGAACTTTCTGCTACCGTGATCGGAAGTTCTTTCTGGATACTTGACGGGTGTTCTGGGAGAAGCTACCTTGGTTCTCCCATGAGTTACTTAGACAACGGTTCCACCCTACGCGCCATGTTCCGCCTGATGCCGCCCATGCGGCACGATGCGGACCCAACTCGATCCGAGGTCGTGACCCACATCCGCGAGAATCTCCGGTGTGAATTGGGCCGTGCGATTCGTGCGTTTGATTCGATGCGCCATCTGAAGAGCGCGGTATTGGTATATGATCGTATTCATAGACAGTGGCGTGGTTGTGATTGGGTTCCTGCTGAGGAAGTTGATAAAGTATCAATGCTATTAGCAATGATCACTGAGATGAAGCGTGATGTATCGTCATTGAGATCGGAGCTTCGCAAGGTGAAGGGCGAGGTTGGTTTACTGCGCCGTCGCAGGGGTGGCAGGAAGGATGAGGAGGTGGCCGACTCGGAACCGGAACCCGAGTCCGAACCCGAACAGCAACAAGCCGCTCCCCCCGAGAAGGAAGCGGCTGATGGAGAGGATTGGTTCAAGGCTATGCGCGCCGCCCTCGCTGAGGGCGATACGGCTTCTTCTCCTTTAGTTCCGTTCCAGTGAACGCGAATGGGTTGCACTCTTCCCACTGAATCCCGGTGGCTGAGTGCTGTACGTTGAGGATGGGGGATTCGAGTCCAAGCCTTGATCCCCGCTTGCAGAAGGCGAGCTGAAACCTTCTAGGCTTGAATTGGCCTACTTCATGGAGAACCGCTATCTCCCGCGCCCAGTTGGCGAGTTCGGAGGAGCCGAATCCGGCGTGGGCGAGTTCCATAGTGGTGAGTGGTTCTCCGTTCTCTTTGCGCTGAGGCTTAGAGACATGATGCATCCAGATCCAAGCGACCTTGGTCTCGTGCAGGATGGGTTGGAGCTTGTTGCGGAGGAATATCGACACCTCGGACTGATCGCTGAGGTCTCCGCCGAAGTAGGAGAACAATGGATCGGCCACTATGAGATCCAGCTTTGACTTGTGAATGAACCGGCGGGCGTAGGCTAAGAATTGTTCCCCGGTGCGGATGGTCTCGGTGCGGAACTCCAAGTTCTTCTGGAGCTGGTTCATCTGATCGAGACTGAATCTCTTATGCACCACCCCGCGGAATGCTTCGGCGAGGTCACCTTTGTCGTTCTCGGCCTGGATGACCCCAATCTTCAATGGCTTCACCGGCTTTATCCCGAAGAAGTCGAGGCCGAGGCACCAGCGGATGACGATCTGCATCATCAGGCTGGACTTCCCGATCCCGGTACCACCGCTGACGATCATGGAGGAACCGCGGGTGATCCATCGATTGCCGATCAGGTTATCCGGATCGTTGTCCGGATCGAAGTCCATGAGGTCTTTGACCGTGACGATGGTGGACTGATCCTCATCGGTCTCGCGGGCGGTAAGCCAATCCTCCCATGAGTTTGCGCCTAGGTTAGTGGCCAACAACTTCTGCTGCGATTCGCCCCTCCATGCTCCGGGGAGCCGTGAGAACCGTGATGGGTTCTTGTTCTTCGGATCGATGCCGGGGATGGAGGAATAGATGAGATCCCGGCGAGCATCCCATTCCTTGCGGGATGGAGCGTCCACCCGGACCCAGCCGTGGATGCTCTTGCCCCCGGAGTCGATGAGAACGCTGATGGGCAGACCGGAGTCGCGGAGGAGCTTCTCCTGCTCGGCCTTGGGTTTGTCATCGAACTCTACCAGGACATGGCGGTACGCGCTGACATCGTTGTCTGAGCCGCTGTAGAGGTTGGGCTTGAACGGGTTGATGCGGACGTAGACTCCTTCGGCTCGGTCGGGTCGGAACAGGATGGAGTCGGGGGAATCGAATCGCTTAATCCAATCCTCGACCGGCAGGAACGATCCAGAGGTCATTGGCTTACCGTCCTCGACCTGTTCGCAGATGCAGACCACCTCGGTAGCAGCGAATGCGGATTGGAGGAAGCGTTGGAACTCCGAGGCATCGTGCGAGGCCGGGACGGGGGCTGCGGGAGCGTTTGATGGCGCGTCAGGCTCATCATGCCCCACGGTATTTTGAGTCACTGGAACGGGCTTCGGCTTGTTAAAGGTTACCTTTGTTATGTTGAAAGGTGTTGTTCCTTGTGTATGCGATCCTTCAGCAAGGTGCCCACGGGGTTTGGAGTGATGTTTGGATTGGGCCTGAGCAATCTTATGGAGGAGTTCCTTCTCGCTCCATGGGGGTTGGCAGGATCGGTTCCATTCGGAGAGGAGATTGAGAGCGTCTCCGCTGGATAACCCGAAGCCGTGAGCGAGGCCCACGGCGGCGGTGTAGGTGGTTGAATGGCCGTTCTGTCCTGAGACGGCTGGCGGTACTTTGGCAAGCCAAAGAGCCGCTCGTTCGAGCGTTGTCATGTCGTTGATTCGTTGCTGAGTTGGACTGCGGAGGCTATGGCCTGCTTGTTATTACGAACTTGGAGTGGAATTCAGATTCGAGGCGAACGTATATATTGTCGCCCCGGCGATATATGACTACTGGAGTTCGGAGTTCGGCCAGACGGTACTGAGCGCATCCAATGAGTTCGACGATGATTGCTGGGTTGGTTCGGTTGACGTACCAAGTTCTTGCATCTTCCATTTACGTTGTTCCTTTATTGGGTAAGCGATCCATCCGTTGGCAACTCCCCACGATATGATTCGTGGCGCATCTTCGATAAGCTTGCGATTCTCCTCGGTGAGTATGGTTCGTTCTTCTTCGGTGATCTTGGACGGCTTCTTATTGTTTTCCAACCGTGCTTCGTACCAAGGCTGCTCGTGTCGTGGAGTCTTCATGGGTGAGATAGTTTGGACAACATACAGTTGCAATAGCTGCCTTTGGTTGCGGCGTTACACTTTGGGTGATGCACCGGATTGGAAACGATGTGTGCTGTCAGATCCTTTGTGAGGGTGACGAGTTCCAGGATGCGAGCTGACGCCTCGGCGCATAGAGCGTTGGCTGCTCCATCGACGGAGCAGATCTCGGTGGAAAGGATGTTGAGTGCGTTGACGATGTCGTGTGTTGAGGACTTGTGCATGGATCAGATTTGTTTGTGGATGATGATTCCGTTGCCCTTTGCATCGGTGAGTTCCACTGACCGAACGTCTTCCAGCTTGGCCAGTGTCTTCAGCATCTCGATGGGGTCATGGGCTTGTGCTACGCAGGTGAGGTGGATGTCTCCATCTCCGTGGATGACCTTGAGGTTGTCTTTGGTTCGATCCCTTAAAACGCGGATGGTCCGCCCCTCGGAGAGACGGACCACCTTGATCGATTCCACTAATGGAAACGAATGTCTGGTCATATTAACTTGTTGCAGTGCGGACAGGTTTTGATTTTACGGAATTCGATTGGCTGAATCCCGGCCCACGCACAGAGATCGTGGTAACTTCGCAGCCCGAAGTTCTTGTACTTGAACGGTCGAACGTCACCGGACTTGATCATTGTGATGAGTGTCACGGGGTTGTTGACCTTAAGCTGAGTCATCAGCTTGGTATTGCGAACGCTGAGTCCGTTGGTCCACAGGTTCTTGGATTCCTCCTGCCTATTGTGAGCTTTGAGGACCTGATGAACACGTTGCTTGGACATCTTGAGGGTATCCCCGATGACTTGGTAGGTGAGACCTTGCTTACGGAGTTCGGTGACCTTCTCGATTGATTCTGTTAGTTTCACTTTTGGTTTACGTTTCTTCTTCGTGGGTGCTGTGACTACCGGAGCGGGAGTTGGATTGCTCGGTATCGTTTGTTCGCTTTGTGGCACTGCACGCACAGACCGGTCTGAACTGTGCAGCCGCAGCCCAAGCAAGCGGCTAACTCGTGACATAACTGTTTCCATCGTTGTAGTTCCTCTATCGTTTCTTTGTTTTGGTTTTGGTTTTGGTTTTGCTGTTCTTGCGAATGTACCATACGCATGAAATTGAGATCTTATATTTGGCCGACAATTCACGGAGCGTGTAGGTGTGATGCTCCTTGAGGATGGCGGTCTTGATCTCGTCCGGGATCGCCAGCCACCGCCTCTCGATCCGAGGGCTCGGATCTTTGAACGGCTTGACGACGCCCACCATCCGCTCCATTGCCTCCTTGGTCAATCCGAATCTTGCCAGTGTACTCATTTTTCAGTTGGTTGATTTCACGCTCCAGGTTTCGAGCGAAGTCGGGCCAGAGCGCGAGGCGATCTTTGAGCCAGAACTCGACGTATGCATCGGTGCGCGGGGTATCGCTCATGGTTTTAGGTCCCTGCATTGTTTGATCGCATCGTCTATGGCTTTACGCATCATCGGCCACTCCTCGGGGTTGATGCTGATCTTACCATGACCATCAGCGGATTGGCTTACCTCGACGTATTCGCCGCCCCCTTCATCGACGATTTCAATGTCAGTGCATTCCATCGAAAGCATATGGTCGTCGGTGGGTGACAGCACCCATTTGATCGGTCGTAGTTTCATCTTCCATCCAACCATTTCTTGAGGTCGTTCAACTCGTTCACTTTGGCTTCGAGTTCTTTGATGCGGTCGTTCGCTCCAGCCAGTTGCCGCTCCAACTGACGGGCGAAGCCAGCCTTCACGAAGTGCTGGAACGCCACGGTGACAACCGGCTGTCGGTCTGTGCGCGGTGTTTTGCTGACCTTTTTGTTGGCGTTAACAAGATGGTTCACAACTTCACCTCCTTCTCATTCCACAGCAGCAGATCGGCACGGAGAGCGTCGTTCTCCTGCTCTAGTTGTTTCACTCGATCCTCCAGCTTGCGAGCGTCGATTGCGATTGCGCGGAGTTCTTTTTGATCTGAAGGTAGATCCAAAACTGGAATCATCCTCAGTATTCGTTCTTCAATGCTCACAGCTTGGCCTCCTTGGCTTTGTTTCTATTTTGATTGATGAAGCTAATTGGATTTGCTGAAAGCGTCTGCTTACCGCAATGGATGCATTTCCATTTTCTTTTAACATTGAATGCAACGTCCCAGTGAGAATGTGAGCCATGGAAACTGTCGTTTAGCGGTTGCCAATAATGAGAACACGCAATTCCAAGAAACCGTTTGAGTATCTTTCCAATACAATTCATTGCGCTCACAGCTTGGCCTCCTTGGCTTT